GAACTAGAAGCAACAAACTTAAAGTCTTGTGCAGGGTATAACTCAGGACTGTATTGCATATAACGACAAGCAGACTTCTTAACAAAAGGAATTAGGAAGTTTTCTTGGAAGTTAATCAACGTACGCTTGTGGCGTTTAATGATTGCGCCAAGAGACATTGAAATGCCTGCTGCTGTGGCTTCACCATTAATAGAACCAGGTATACCAGCAGCGTCTACAGCACCCGTAGATGTCTGTACCATTTTTTGTAACTGCGCTGCTTGTTCAAATGTAATTTGACTTACTTGACCAAAGTTAAATGGATTTAACACTTCAGCAGGATTACCATTGGTTAAAATAGTTTTTCCTGGACGTATATCTAACTTAGCTCCACGAGGCATACGCGATGCGTCTACAGCCATCATAGGGTGGACTGTAAGAGCTAAAGCATCAATACGTGCGCGTAGCTCAGTGTCTAATGCTTTCTGGCTGTTGTAGGCCTTTTCACAGATGCCACGACCCCAAAAACGGCCAGGCACTCTGTCCCAAGAAAAAGCAACCACTGGTCGGTCTTTCATCATGTATGGGTTTTCTTCTAACTTAAGAATAGTGCCACCAGCAGCTATCACCATAATTACTTCAACGTAACTATCTGTGTTTTCTTGTTCTTCCCCTTCTTCCTGATTTTCCAAAGAACTTGTTAAAGTAACTTCTTCATCTTCTTGTTCTTCTTCGTATTCTCTAGCCTTAGCATCAATTTCTAATGACGCGATAGCCGACTTAAATAAACTTTTAGGAACTAAGCCATAGTATTTAGTAAGCCGTACCATGTCTTGGTCGTAAATAGACAAATCTTTACTTGCATCTAGTAAGTCAGGGTCGTATGAACTCTTAGGCACATCTACATCTAAGTATATGCCGTTGTCTATGTTTTGCTGTACTTGGTGGTAGGAAACCATTTGGTCAATAGCCACACCAATAGCGTCTTCAATGTCAGTAGCAATAGGGTCAATTAAAAAGTTTTGTGGCATGACTGGGTCTAGCTTAACTACAAACCTATCACGTTTTTCAGTACCAATTACTTCAACACCAGCTTCAGGCGACTGCCTAGTAGCAGGGACGTATTCAGTAACTTCATCCATTACTAACTCACCAATACCAGTACCAAACACAGCAGAGTTAAGAATACACTCAGCAATATTACTTCTTGCTTTAGTAAAGTGCATATCTTCTTCTAACTGTGCGCGGATAAGCTGTATATCTTCTTTTCTTACATCCTTTACATCGTCCCTGATGTCGAAGAACTTACCACGCCCAAAAGTAGCTTCTTCTACTTCCGCTACAGCAGACTCTACCGCTTGCTGCGTAGCAGGTGATATAATTCTGGAACGCTCGGAGTCACGCATACTATCTGACTTATCCCAGATACCACGCCAGATACGATAGTACTCATCAAACTTTTCCGAATAATTTGTTTCGTAGTGGTCACGCCACTGGTCACACTTGTTAATTACCCAACTTTCTAAGTTAGGTTGAAAATCGTTATCATCATCTTGGTACATATTTAGTATCCTGCTATTGAGTCTAGTACTTCAAAGTTATCTTCTTCAAAGTCGTAGTAATAAGAAATGTTTGCTAGTTGGTCTATGTAAGCCAGTGCATCTATCAAGTCATCATGTACTTGTTTGTTAGGAAATTGAAATAATTGGTCTAAAAACTGTAAGTTCCAAGAACCTCGATTAAGTTTAATAGTTCCATGTTCAAAACGACCTTGTAATGCAGCTACAATACGGTCAGTCTTTTTCTTGTTACCGTGTGTGAGTTCTTCTATGCGAAAAAAGGTGTTACGTTGTTTCATCAAATCAGCTAGTGGTGACATGATTGCTTGTTTTGCAATACCTTTCTCGATACCTACAGCTTGTGGTTGATACTCGTTTACTGCGTCAAATATCTTGTTAGCTGTTTCTTCAAATGTCCACCTACCATGTATGATGTCAGCTATCCACCAGCCATTTTCACTGACTTTTGCTACAACTATTGCTGTATCATCAAGCCTAGACTTTTTGCTTTTAGCACTTTCTTCAAAGCCAGCCATATCAATAGCGATATAGTAGTTGCCTATTTGTGGTTCTTCATCGTCATATTTAATCCAATCTTCCTTAAATATGTCAGAACCCTGTGCTTCAAAGGAAGCCATAAACTCTTGTCTAAATGCAAAGCTAGACATGGACTTCTTAGCTGCATCTATTTCTTTAGGGTCTAGCAATGGATTATCGTAGGAAGTAAAGTGCCAGCACTCGTAAGTATCGTCTTCTTTTAGTTCTGCATACTTATACAAGTCATAGAAATGGTTACGTCCCATAGGCGTACCAATAAACAAAGCTGTACCTTTTTGGTCAGCCAACGCTGGTCTTAGGATTTGTTCCCACACGCTAGACTTCATGTCTGCGTACTCATCCATTACTAGAAACTTTAGTGACACACCACGCATAGTTTCTGGTCTGTCAGCACCTTTCAATGATATGGTTGCTCCATTGATAAGTGTAATCTGTAGGTTGTTAATGTGACTGCTCTTGATAACAGGGTGTCCTATCTCAAGTAGTGCTTGCCACATAATGTCACGAGCCTGGCCTTGTGTCGGGGCTACATAGAATACATGCCCTGACTTAACCTGTAGCGCATAGAAGACGAGTAAGTAAGCAGCTAAACGAGACTTACCTGTACGTCTACCTGCTGCTACTACTTTAAATCTAGCCTTACTGTCCCAGACACTTTGTTGCCACGGTAACAGTTTAATATTTAGGTCTGTAGACATTAAATAAAAGTTCTATTCCACAGGGCTACCTTATTTGGTCGTTCTTTTTTACTTCCTGACCAATGGTAGTCTAACCACGCATCCATAGGAGACAGCTTGCCTTCAGCTAGGTCATTTACCACAAACGTAGGGTGTTGTAGTTTGTCTGCCAGAAATAGTAAGTCTTGAGTAGGTGGACTTACCTTAGAAAAATCAGGGTCTTCTGTTCTTAATATAGCTAAATCTTCTTTAGGTAAATTACTAAAGTCATACCCATTATCTTTTAAAACCTTTTTTAACCTAGTAACAGCAGTTGAGTTAGTGCCAGAACCCTTGCTTGTTTCATATTGATAAGCTCCCCTGCCTATACCTTTTTCACTATCGCCTTGCAACCTATCGTAAATGTTATTACTTTCTACTGCTCCTACTTGTTGCCTAAAACTATCAAAGTTTAAAATACCCTGCTCGTCCCAACCCCTATTTTTAGCGATAGTAAATAACACTTTGTTGTAGTCCACTGTTTTATCAAGGTCTTCAGCAGTATTTTCACTTGGGTTTGAAAATTCTTCACTCATCTTCATCTGCTCCAGGGTTTAGGTTAATGAAGTCACCATCTAGAGCGTCTTCTTGTTCACCGATAATAGTGGTATCGCCACCTACCCCAGTGATTGTAATGTTTACTGCGGCTTTGCCACCTGTGTTCTTAGCCTCATCAAAGTAAGATAGTGGCATAATCCTATCCACTACTAGCTTCCATGCTGCTGCTTGGTTCTTATGGTCGTCATCTAACGCAGCATTAAGGATACTATCCATAACCTTACGAGACTTAGGGGACGCAAGTAAGCGAGCTTTGTACTCACGAATAGCATCTGCATCTCCAGCAGGCCTACCTACTTTACCTGGTTTCTTTTTCTCTTGTATGTCTTTCTTCGGCGGTCTACCCCTACGTTTCTTGGGAACCGTTTCCGTTTTGTCAGTCATTTATCTACTCATTAAATTATTATAGTACTCATTAAATTTTTTTGTTTTGTACCCACCAGCAGAATAATTTAAAGCATCTTCTTTACTAGTAAATGGTTTATAGTTTCCTGTTCTTAGCGCATAGGACAGTGCATTTTGTGGGTCTTCAAACCTTTTTAAACCACCGCCTGTTTCCTGAATAATTGTAGGAAAAACGTACCAGTTACCCTGTCCATCTGTTTCAGCAGCCATTTCATGTGTTGATATGCTACCATCTTTATTTTTAATAACAGGGTACTTTTCTGGATTATTAATCCTATCTACCCATTCTGGGCTTTTTAAAGGTTTTGCTACTGTTATGTCTGCCATTACTTCTTGTTCATCATATTCTTAATTGATTGAATACCAAATGATGCAGCAAATACCACACCTACTGCTGTTTTGTAAAAGTCTGGCATAGCTTCTAATGCAGTAAAGCCACGCATAACCACTTCTTCATGCCCTGTAAATGCTAGGATAAGTGGTATGCTAACTAAAATAGTAAGCCACTCGTCCTTCCAAGATTTATTACTAGCTTCAGCCATAGCCTGATTCCAGTCCAGCTCACCTGCTGCAACCTTCTTCATTACTTCCGCTTTAGCTTTAGTAGTCTCTAGGTTGGCTTGGGACTTAGCTTTGCTTTCAGCTACCTTACCGCCTACCCAAGTCTTAGCTACTTCAGCTATTGGTGCTAATAACATCTGTATCATTTTTTCATAACTATAAAGTCAATAATATATTGCTCTGGTATACGAAGAATCTTTAAGTACTGCTCGTCCAGAGTATTGTAATCTCGTGCTATGTAGTAATTGTTGTCGCTTCTTTTAACGAAAAAACCTGCTACTTCCTGTATACAGTTACCCATTTCAGCGTTCTGCATATCCTCCGCTTCGCAAGCATCATTCCACTTAACGTAGACTACTGAGTGCATACTATTCCTCTATGTTGCTACAGCTAGTACTGCTGCAAATACACCTACACAAAAACCAGCGACCAGTGCAAAGAAGCACCAGTCACCGTTACTATTCATACATTTCTTCATTTAATCTTTTCCGCAATTTTAATTTCCCCTTCCGATGCCATCTCTTTGTCCCAGATAGTCAAGTACTCGTTAATCATACGAAAGAATACTGGCGGGACTAAGGCTAAAGCAAACAGTTGGAAGTAGCCATGCCCTGTATTTGGTGAACCTACTTCGTCTAGTTCCCAGAAGTGTGTCTCGCCACGGTCGTGATGGTCTCCTTGACGGCCAATCTCGATAAAGAACCAGCTTGAGAAAGCAGTAGCGTTATCCCAAGAATGGCGGTAATCAATGGGCTGACCTTTTTCTCTGTAAAGACCATAATGCTCTAAGTAGTTTAATGTTTCTAATTCAAAGTTGCTGACTAGCCACATAACGGCTAATACAGCCATACCTACCCAACCACCTACTGACCAGAATAACAATACTGTTGGTAAGGCCATTAGATAGCCACGAATCCAGCGGTTGTCAAACGATAGGAAGGACTTATCCAGACGCTCTAAGCGTTGCTTCTCCATCATGAATAGGAACTTGGATTGCCCAAGACCTGAT